AGATACTATGATTAATAGACCTGTCCCAATGAATTCATTAGATCCTCTTTGGGAAATAACATTGGCATATAATATGCGCCCTGACTTACTTGCATTTGATATGTATCGTGATGGTAGATTGTGGTGGGTATTTGCACAAAGAAATCCCAACACATTAAAAGATCCTCTTTTTGATTTTGTTCCAGGAGTGAGTATTTTTTTGCCACAGTTTGATAATCTTAAAACAGCGTTAGGATTATAACATGGCAACATTTATAAATACCGGTGGTGAATTACCAAGTCTTACAAATGCCGGTGGTGGTGAAATACCAAATCTAAGATTACTAGCATTGACTCGGGCCGGTGGTAGGGGAACTATGTCTAATGATCCTCGGCTTAACAGACCAGCATTGTTGACAGAACCAGTACCACAAACTGAAGAACAGCAGCGTTTAGCAAGAGAGTACGCTAAACAAGCTGCCAACAAACGATATGATGGTCCAGATAGAGGGAATGCAAAAAATTCACGCATTGCCCCACCTAGCAGAAATGAAACATCTAGCACAACTAGTGAAACATTAACTGATACAGGAACTACTAATAGCACCAATCCTAACAAACTTGATAGAAGAACATGGAATCCGTTAAGCGAGTTTAGTAGTGTTACGTACAAATTAAGTTTATATGCAATGACTCCTGAAGCATTTAACAATTACAATATAACTGGGAATTGGCAAATCAAAGATTTAGAATTGATTGTACAAAGTGGTGGTATTACTGCCGGTTTAGATAGTCCCAGAAACAGTTGGTTTAATTATGATTTCACTATTGATGACTTAGAGATAGTAGGAAAAATTAATGCCAAAGAAACTACTACTGCTACTAATAATACTGGATTCAAATTCAAAATTTACGAACCGTATGGAATGACATTCCCGACACGATTAGTAAAGGCAGAAATAGAACTACAACAAAAATCTAAAATAAAAAAAGATATATCTCAACAAATTGAAGCACTCAACACTCCTTTTTTATTAGTTATTAGATTTTACGGTTACGACTCAAACGGGGAAGTAGTATCTAGATCCATTAATAATACATCAGCTACTTTTACTAAAACAGATGAAGTAGCAGCCTTTGAACGTGCATTTCCTATAGTCATAACTAAATTTAACTTCAGATTAGATAATAAAGTTACTGTCTATGATGTAGAGGCAAAAGCTATAAACGAACAAATTGGTTTTGGTCTAAAGCGTGGCATAACACAATCACCAATTGAAATTCAAGCAGACACGGTTAAATCAGCAATAGAAGATTTATTTAAAAAAATAACTAAGCAACAAAATGAAATAACTAATGCTAAATCTACTGAAAAGAAACAACAGGTAGCAGATAGTTACTCAGTATATTTCAATGATTCCGCAATTGGTAATGCAACAATTGTTGAGAAAGACAGTTACGTAAAAAGTAGAGCTCCGATAGCAAAAGTAAATAATGCTGGTGGAAGCAATGTAAGAAAAAGTCAACAAGCAAGTACTGTAGAAAAAAATAAAAGATTAATTCAGATAAACAGTGGTACTCCAATATTAACTGCTATTGATCAAATTATAAGTCAAAGTACATATATTCGTGACGCAATGAAAATACTAGAAAAAGAAAATGTGGAAACTGTATTAGATAATGTACAAGATTTTGAAGAAAAATCTGCTAGACCATTATCATGGTGGAACATTACACCACAAGTATCAATAGTTGGAGAAGACTCTATCCGTAATGATTACGCATATAAAATCAATTATGTAATACAAAAATATCAAGTACCGTATGTGCGTTCTTTGGTAACTGGAACAAATTCTCCGTATACCGGCGCATCAAAAATATATGACTATTTTTATACAGGAAAAAATTCTGAAATTTTAAAATATGAACAGCAATATAATCTATTGTATTTCAATACTGCCGCTTTAATGAGCGCAGCCGCCAATGCTAACATCAAAGATGGGGCACCAAATAAAGCAGTACCAGGCCAATCAGCCGATGCGACTGGTAAATTGCCAGGTACATTTGAGTTTGAGAATAATATTAAAGCATTCTTGTATAGCCCAGCAGACCAATTGAAGGCACAAATACAGATTTTAGGAGACCCTGACTATCTGATGCCATCAAGTTCCGGTCCTGTAACACTAATAACAAAGCAATTTTATGGTGATGATTTTGCAATAAATCCTAATAGTGGGCAAGTATTCATTGAATTAGATTTCAAACAAGTAGAAGATTATAATACCACCTATAGTGATTCGGGAGATCAAAATTATTCAGAGTCTGGTTTATTAAATCCAAGTAGTAACATACTATTTTGGGACTATCCAGAACCAATAAAATCTCAGTCTAACGGCAGAATGATTTACATGATACTAGAAGTTATTAGTAGATTTTCAAAAGGTACATTCACGCAAGATTTAAAAACTATATTGCCTAATTTCCCAAGCGCCGCATCTACTCCTGTTGTTAAAACACAAAATGACCAGCGAGAATCGTATAAAAAAACTAGAGTAACTAATAACAGACCATCATTGTTAACAAAACCAGTACCACAAACTGAAGAACAACTACGTTTAGCAGGAGAGTACGCCAAACAAAATAAACCAGTTACAACTAATACTGCTAGTCCAAATGATGATCAAACTAATTCAATGATAACAGGTAGCGAAGCGGCATTTGTGAATACTCCAATGCAAGATGATACTAGAGAAACTAATAAGACTAGAATTTTAGGTAGAGGTGCTGCTAGAATTTATGATACTTCAAATACAACCAGATCAGTGGTCCCCAGAGGCAGATAACACAAAGGTAAACGAATGAGTGAAGATATAGTAAAATTAAGAGGCACGTTTAAAGCATATCAAGATGATAGGGGCGGCGCATCTTTAATACCTCATCCTGTGATTGGTATTGTGAGAAACAATGTTGATCCAATGCATTCAGGTAAGATACAAGTTTACATAAATCGATTGAATAGTGCAGAAGATGATAATCCGGCATATTGGACTACAGTAAGCTACATGAGTCCTTTCTTTGGTTACACACCTAATACAGGTAGTCCTGATAGTGATGGTAAATATATTAATAATCCAAACAGTTATGGATTTTGGGCTACACCCCCTGATATAGGAACACAAGTTGTGTGTATATTTGTTAACGGTGATCCAAACTTTGGTTATTATATAGGTGGAATCCCTATAGAAGGGTTAATACATATGACACCTGCTGTTGGTGCAAGCAGTAATGTTATACCTAACACAGGGGAAGCAGATAGCTACGGCGGTGCAACACGATTACCAGTCAGCGAATATAATAATGCTAACACAAAACAGAATAATAGTCCCGTACTTACCGATCAACCTAGACCTGTACATAGCTGGCAAGCGGCTATATTGAACAAACAAGGGTTAATTAGAGATCCAGATAGAGGCGCAATATCTAGTAGTGGTCAGCGTGAGAGCCCTAGTAGAGTATTTGGTATGAGTACTCCCGGCAGACCTATATATCAAGGTGGATATACAGATGAAACTATTGGAGATGCTGTTAAAAAACAAGATATACCGGATAATAATTTTAAAGTAGTTGGAAGACGCGGTGGTCATACATTAGTAATGGATGATGGTGATCTTCAAGGGCGTGACCAATTACTAAGATTGAGAACAAGTACTGGTCATATGATAATGATGAACGATTATGCTCAAACATTGTTTATCATTCATGCTAATGGTCAAAGTTATATTGAATTGGGTAAAGAGGGTACGATTGATATGTACTCTACTAATTCAGTTAACATAAGAACACAGGGTGATTTAAATTTACATGCTGATAACAACATTAATATAAATGCCGCAAAAGATTTAAACATCTCTGCTACTAATGTAAACATTGAAAGTTTAGAAGCAACCAATCAATTTGTTGGCTCAACTTTTAAACAATACACTATGGGAAGTCATACTGTTAAAGTAGATGACAAAATGAGTTTTCAAAGTGCAGGCGATAGTATGATTAAAAGTGGTGGTACTAATTATCTTGTCGGCGGACCTAATGTGCATTTGAATACAGGAGAAAGTTCACTATCTCCGGAAAAAGTAAAACAGTTACCAGTCGTTGCACATACTGATACTTTATATTCCGAATCAAAAGGTTATGCATCAGCACCTGCAAAATTAGCAAGTATTGTTAGTCGTGCTCCTGCTCACGCACCGTGGGCTAATGCTAATCAAGGGGTTGATGTTAAAACTAATATAGGTGCTGATAGTAATCTGCCAAGCAATCCATCAGCCGCAATTCAACAGGTTAATTCTTCTTTAGAATCAGTATCACCCGAAGGTCTTACCTCGGCTGCATTAGCGTCATCAGTTCCAGAAGTAGGTGCTGCATTAGGTGGAATGAGCCCAGCCACTGGAAGCGCCATGCTATCACAAATGGCTCTTACTGCGGCAAACGGCCCAGCAGCCTCAGCTATAGCAAGAACAGCCGGAGTAGTTGCAACTGCCGGAGTAACTACAGCCGCCTTAGGTAGTTTAGGGGTGAATCCATCACAATTAGTGGCTGCAGGAAATCTTAAGCCCGGGGCAGATGTTGCAATCAATGCGGCATTACAATCAGGAAAAACACTTGCTCAAGCAATGCCCTCAAATGTTTGGACGGGCAAAGATGGAGTAAATTCTATAGCTGGTTTCATTACTAATACAAAGGCACAAACTAGTGTAGCTTCAAGATTGTTGAATCAAAGTGAATCAGCATTAAAATCTGTAGGCATGATTACTGGAAAAGAAAGCCCAACTCAAACAGCAGGATTAATAATGAGTGCAGCCACTGTAGGAATTGGAGCCACATTACAGTTTGCTCAAAATGCAATGTCACCAACATCAGACTTGAGTAAAGTTGCAACTGGCGATATATCTAATCTAAAAAATAATTTGACCGGTGCCATTGGTAAATTAGGTACACAATCAAATGATATAGGAGGCAGTGTAAAAAATGCTATAGGTAGTGGAAATTTTGCTGCCAACTTAGCAGACAAAGCATTGGGAGCATTAGGTGGGATAAAGATAGGTGATAGTCTTAAAGGTATAGCAGCCGGGGCATTTGCTAAAATTACAGGAGGATTTAAAGCATTAACTGCTAATAAGCCACAAAACTTAGCAACCCCTGCTAGTGATAGTCCAATGGATGCGGCAACATCTGCCTTAACTGAAGCAGCCGGTTCAGCTATTCCGGGAGTGCCGGGAATTCCAAATATTCCAGGTGGAGTCGGAGCAGTTACAAATGTAGTTAACGGATTGCCTGGCGCCAACACCGGGTCAATTGGTACAGCAGGAGTAAATCAAGCATTACAGTCTGTTACTGGTAGCATACCAAACGGCATACCTAGTTTAGGCCCTAACTTACAAAATCAATTAATACAAGCCGGCACTACAGCCGCATTAGCAAGCGTGGGTATAAATCCAGCTACAATATCATTAGCAAAAAATGCATTAAGCATTGCATCTAAACTGAATCTTACTTCAATGGCTACCGGTGGATTACCTGCAAGTGCAGCCGCAGATTTACAAGGTTCGTTAGCAAGTTTAGGTTCCGGTGGTTCAGTATCAGTAAAAGCCCCTACTGTTATTACTGATAGCTTTAGTTTCCAATCAATTCTTGGTCAAAGTAAAGCATTGTTAGGTGACCCAAAGATACCTCCGTTAAACTTTGGAGCATTGAACATTCCTAAAAATGCAACTGATCCGGGAACGATTAAACAGTATGACACGTTAAAAGGTGATTTGACTACACAAGAAGATTTACAATGGGATTTGCGTAGGAAATATGCTGATGCTGTAGAAAAATATGGTTCTAATTCGAGTGAAGCGCAATCTGCTGAAGCGCCATATAAAGAATGTCTGCAAAAAATCGAACAACTTAGAACACAAATAGCAGGTTTGTCTATTGGAACATCTGCATAAATATTATATTAGGATAACATATGGCAACGTTTATAGGATTCAGTACTCAGGCAGTAGACGCGGTAAGAAAAACTCAAGTGAACTCTGGAGTAGACGGCGGCGCTGGAGCTATAAACAATCCTATTCGCTATAATAAAAAATTTAGAACGGTTGATGAACAATTAGTAGTACAGGATTTACTGAATGCATTGAATATACCACAGGGTCAAAAGCCGGGCAGACCTGATTATGGAACATCACTTTGGAGTTTTATATTTGAACCAAACACTTTTGATGTACAAATTCAATTAGAATCAGAAATAAAACGAATAGCGGCATTGGATCCTAGACTTAATCTAAACAGTGTTGTATCTTATCCACAAGAAAATGGTATATTAATTGAGGTTGAGTTTGCAATTTCACCATTCAACAATGTTCAACAATTAGCTATTCTATTTGATCAAAACGCTAGTAAAGCATTCTCTGTCTAACAAAACCACTGTTTTTATGTATGATAAATACTTAAAAGAGATTACAGTATGGCCACAAGTTCAAGACAATCAAGTATTTTTGGTGTAAATGATTGGAAAGCAATCTATAAAAATTATAGCCAAGCGGATTTCCAAAGCTATGATTACGAAACTATTCGTAAAACTTTTGTAGATTATTTACGAACCTATTACCCTGAAACTTTTAATGATTACGTAGAAAGCAGTGAATATGTAGCATTGCTAGACGTTATGGCCTATATGGGTCAGGCGTTGTCATTTCGTAGCGATCTTAACACCCGCGAAAATTTCATTGATACAGCAGAACGTAGAGACTCTGTTATCAAACTAGCCAACCTAGTTAGTTACACTCCAAAAAGAAATATCGCTGGCCAGGGATTTGCTAAGATAACTTCAATTTCTACTAGTGAACAAGTACGTGATATCAATAACTTAAACTTAAGTAACTTAACTATATTATGGAATGATCCTGCTAATCCAAATTGGCAAGAACAATTTAATTCTATTGTCAATGCGGCACTCATTGATACACAACGAGTGGGCAAGCCAGGTAATACTAATACTATTTTAGACATTAAAACAGATGAATACAGTATTGTATTAACTAGTGGCACTACTCCTATTATTCCGTTCAGTTCAACAGTTGATGGCATTTCAATGAATTTTGAAGGCGTAAGTGTTACTAGCGTAGATAGTGATGATGTATATGAAATACCGCCAGGCAATAGTACAACATTTAATATTGTATATAGAAATGACAAATTGGGATATGGTAGCCCAAATACAGGATTCTTTATGTACTTTAAACAAGGTACGTTACAGACTTACCTTTTTACAGTATTAGAACAAATTAGTAATCAGGCAATAGATATTGATATTTTAGGTATTAATAATTCAGATACCTGGTTATATGAAGTAAATGCAAATACTGATGAATTTGTTGAATGGAAGCAAGTTGAAAGCGTATATGCAAACGCCACACTACAAAAATTATCAAGCACTAAAAAAGTATATTCAGTTAATAGTAGAACCAACGACCAAGTAACTTATATATTTGGTGACGGTGTATTCAGTGCAGTACCGGTGGGTAGTTTTGTAGCGTATGTACGTGCCGGTAACGGCTTAACCTACGTAATTGATCCTAGTGAATTTCAATCAATAACTGTAAATGTTCCTTATATTAGTCGCAACGGTCGAGACGAAACCTTAACTGTTACACTAGACTTGCAACTTCCAATAAGCACAGCGCAAGCACGTGAAACATTAGCCGATATTAAATTAAGAGCACCGCAACGTTTCTATACTCAAAATCGTATGGTTAATGGTGAAGATTATAATAATTTTCCTTATACATTATATAGTTCAATTATTAAGAGTAAAGCAATCAATCGTAGTAGCATTGGAGTAAGTCGTAATTTTGATTTACTAGATCCAAGTGCCAAATATTCTAGCACTAATGATTTTGCCGATGACGGCGGTTTATACGAAGACCTTAATGATGGTTTTACTATATTGGCAGTAAGCACAGTTAATGATATCACTAGTTTCTTAACATCATATTTGCCTAATGAATTAGGTGGAGAACGTGCATATCAATATTATACTCAAGCATATGCTAGATATCTAGTAAACTCAGAAACTATGGGTAGTAATGTATTTTGGAATCAAACTAGTAATGATTCAGGTGAGTCTACTGGTTACTTCTATCAAAATTCTATACCAATCTCAGTTGGCATTTATTCTTCTGGCAATGTAAAGTACATAACAGAAGGTGCATTATTAGGATTTGTTGCTCCGAGTGGTTACTATTTTGGTCCAGACAATAGATTGATTGCCGGTTTACCTTTACCTAGCGATCAAACTTCTATTTGGACTAGTTGCGCCGGTGTTGTCAATGACGGATATAATGCAGGAGAAGGAAATTTAAATAACGGGGTAGGTCCAGTAACATTAACAAATAGTATACCGGATGGAGCAATATTAAGCGTAATAATTCCTAGCTTTACAAATGTATTTGGTGCTACACTATTAGCTGAATGTACTACTAAGATGAGACTTAATCAAAATTTTAGCTTGGTATATGATAACAGTCTATTAGCAAATCAAGAACGCTGGTCTACTAGTACATACGGAGATGCAAATTATTTTGTACGTTTTCAAAGTATAAGTTTTGGTAGATATTTAGTAGTGTGGCGTAATGTAGTGTATTATTTTGGTAGTGTTAGTGAAGTTAGATTTACTTTTGATAGAGATAAAGTAATTTATGATCCGTCTACCGGTAAGTTATTACAAGATTTTGTAAATTTATTAAAAGTAAACACACAACCAAATTTTAACTACCCTTTCCCTAGGGATGCAAAATTAAATGTTATAGGTCAAACTATTGAATCTGATGGTTATGTAGATGACTTTAGTATTGAAGTTAGCACTGCTGATTTGACTACAGCCGGTAGTTTTAAAAATCCAGATTTCTTTATTGACTTTACAGGTTATATTCCCGGAACTAGAAATACAAAAAACTTTGTTTTCTTTCAAAGATTAATTGATGCTAACTTGTTATCAAGATATGAAATGATACCAAGTACCGACGTAGTGTACGCATATGGTACACAGGCTGATATTGCTATAGTTAAGTATGAATACCCTGTTGGGCAAATATACTATGCAGTATTAGAAAGTAAGTTTTATAAATCAGTAAATGATACTACTAGCGCAAACATTGTAAATTTAGTATTGCAAACTGATTTTCTAGTTAAGACTGGACGACAAGGTTTATACTTTCAATATAAACATATTTCTGGTGAGACCACTAGAATTGATCCAGCAACATCAAATATCATTGATTTGTATGTACTTACACAAAGTTATTATACTCAGTATACCAATTGGATTCAAGATACAACAGGTAGTATTGCAGAACCAGCTAGACCCACTATCAATGAGTTAACGCAAACTTATAGTAATATCAATGAATATAAAATGTTAACTGATAGTGTCATTATCAACAGTGCTAGATTTAAACCATTATTTGGTAGTAAGGCGGCACCGCAATTACGTGCTACTATCAAAGTTATTAAGGCTACTACCACTACAGCAAGTGATAGCGAAATCATAACAGCAGTGTTAACTGAAATCAATTCATATTTTAATATTGACAATTGGGACTTTGGGGATACATTCTATTTTAGCGAATTAAGTGCATATCTACATTCTACTATTGGAGACTTAGTTAACTCTGTTGTTTTAGTACCAACTGACCCAACATTAAGTTTTGGAGAGTTATATGAGATACACAGTGCTCCTTATGAAATTTTTACTAGTGCCGCACAATCTTCTGATATATCAGTGATCTCAGCACTAACCCCAAGTGAATTAACCCCGACTACATAACATAGGTAATAATAATGGTAACAAAAGTTAGAACAATTGATTTCTTACCAGAAATTTTTAAGACAAAAACTAATGAACAGTTTTTGGCAGCTACATTAGACCAAATAACCCAACAACCTGATTTCAGAAGAATTCAAGGTTATATTGGAAGTAAATTTGGCTATGGTATAGGAGTTAATGACAAATATCTAGTAGAGCCTAATAAGATACGTACCGATTATCAACTTGAACCTAGTGTTGTGTTTAAAAAGAAAGACACTAAGGTTGCAGTAGATTTGATAACTTACCCTGGCATTTTAGACAGCTTAAAATTACAAGGTAGTATTACAGATAACAATACTAGTTTGTTTAGTAATCAATTTTATTCATGGGATAGTTTTGTAGACCTTGACAAGGTTATTAACTTTAGTCAATACTATTGGTTGCCAATTGGGCCAGATAGCGTAGTGATTACTAATACTACATTATTTAAAAATTTAGATTATACAGTTAGTAATGAATTAACCGGTTTTAAGTTTAGTACGTCATTTGATACTATTCCGGAAACTAATCCTATATTGACGTTAGTTAGAGGCGGCACTTATACTTTTGCAATAGATCAAACTTCTAATTTTTGGATTCAAACAGAACCTGGCACCACCGGGACCATGACTGCAAAACCTAATATTAGTACACGTGACGTATATGGGGTTGAGAATAACGGACAGTCATTTGGTACGGTGACATTTACTGTGCCTGATGCCAATGCACAGAATGATTACATAATACCCGGAGATTTTCCTATTGATATAGTTACTGAAAGATCATGGGATGATATTAATGGCAAACTAGTAAGTAATGTTGGATCTATTGATGACGTATTTAATTTAAAAGACAAGACACTTATATTCTATGGTACCAATCCAGGTGTTAATGGTTACGTAAGTGAATTTTTTGATGGTTTATACGATAATTCATCTAGTGTAGTAACACCGATAAACGTCATTGTAACAAGTATTGATGATACGACTAACCTTATTACTTGTAATAGCACATCTAAATTTGTAGTAAATCAAGCTATATATTTTTCAGGTGTTACTTTTGGTGGCATAACAGCCAATCAAACATATTATATTAAGACAATTTCAAGTAGTACAGAGTTTACAATTAGTGAAGAACCTGCAGGAGATACGTTAACTGCACCAACATTAATTACCGCAGCTGGTTCAATGACAGGTACAGTGAATCAAGGTTTATTTGAGGTAAGTAAAGCAACTGAAATTAATAAACATTATTATAAAATTAATTTCATACCAACATCTAACGGTGACAACGTAATTAGCCTTAGTGAAGTTGGATTGTTACCTGACAATACTAAACTTAGTATACGTTACGGATCTGAATATATTAGTAGAAATTTTGTTAAAAATAGTTTGGGAGCAATAGAACTTATCCCCCATCTTACTGCCGCAATGGATACTCTTTATTATCAAGATAGCGTAAATCCTGAAAAATTAGGAGTCATCAAATTAGTAGATAATGTAGATAATGGATTGATCAATGTCAATACTATCATAGGTAAGAAAACTTATACTAGCCCTAATAATGTAAAATTTACTAATGGATTAAAAGTTCAATTTTTGGGGAATATATATCCAGTTGAGTACGGCGCTACTCAATATTATGTTGAAGGTGTGGGTATCAGTATACAATTGTTGCCTGTTACTGATTTTGAAATTCCTGAAACATATAGTCAAATATTGACTACTCCATATGACGATACTGAATATGATTCCTATAAATATGAAGAAACATTATCTTACCCGGCAGATCAAGATTATCTAACTATCTCCCGACTAAGTAGAGATAAAAATGGATGGAGCCGTAGTAATCGCTGGTTTCATATTGACGTATTGAATACAACTATTGCTGCCAGTAATAGTAGTCCAATTGCACTAGAAGCATTAGGTAATCCTGATAGTAGAGCTAAACGACCTATTTTAGAATTCTATCCTAACATAAAATTATTCAATGCAGGTAATACAAGTAAAACAAATACTGACTTTATTAATTTTACAGCAACTGATGCATTTACTCAAGTTGCAGGACAAACTTCTTTTAGTCCAGACGGTGGTAGTTCATATTTGTTTGATGGTTGTACTATAATATTTGCAGGAGATACAGATGTACAAGTTCGTAATAAGATTTGGCTTGTAAACTTTGAAGAAAAATCTGAGTCTACAGATCCTGTTATCAATCTAACTGTAATTCCAGACGGAGATATTACATACAATGATCAAACAGTAATAGTATTGGGTGAAACTTATGCAGGTAAAACATATTGGTTTGATGCTATTAATTGGATAGAAGCACAGACTAAAACTCGTCTTAACCAGCCCCCTACATTTGATATATTTGATAGTAATGGTGTGAGTTTTAGTGATAATGATTTTTATCCTAGTAATGACTTCACTGGTTGTACCCTAATAGAATATGCGATTGGATCAGGAACAGACGATCCAATACTAGGCTTCCCAATCAAATATAGTTCATTAAATAATTTAGGTGATATCACCTTTGACGTAACTTTAAATAGTCAAACATTCAATTATCTATTTAATAGTGTATCTGCATCTAAATCGGTAAGTGACGGGTATGTTTATAATTACACTACACAAACTGAATACGATAGAGCAATTGGGTGGCAAACAGCACCGGCTGAAAGTTTTCAATATCAAATTTTTGAATACACTTATACAGGAACTCCTATTGAACCGGTATTCAAATGTGATGTTCCAGTAAAAGATCAAACAACTACTCCTTGGCCAGTCAGTGTTGTTTATGTTAATAATGCACGATTAGCTAATACTGACTATACTGTCACTTTAGCAAGTTATGGTACTGAGATTCTGTTATTAACTACACCAGTAACTGGGTCAAAAATTGTTGTAATGTTGTTTAGCGATCAACCTAGTAAAGTTGCATATTATCAAATACCAACCAACTTGGATCATAACCCATTCAATGGCGAGATTACTTCTATCAATTTAGGAGATGTTAGAGGTCACTATAAAAGTATCTGTAATAATGCACCTAACTTTGTAGGTTTGGCGTTCGGTGCAAATAATTATAGAGATTTGGGTAATGTTGTTCCATACGGCAATAAGATTATTCAAAACAGTGCATCAATGGTTAATTCTGCGGCATTTTTAAGAAATAATTCAAATAATTTCTTTGATGCACTAAGTTACAATGCAAATGAATATCAAAAATTTAAAGCATTATTGTTGAACACCCTTACTAATAATGATTATAACTCGCTAGACTCATCAGCATATATTCTTGATGATGTGTTAGATAGAATTGGTTCTACTAGAATTGATACCAATCCATTCTTTTGGAGTGATATGATCCCTTCAAAGAATGCATTCATAACTAATTCATATTTGTTTAAGACTGAGATAAAGGCAAGCATCTATCAGTTAAGTAGAGTATATGATTTTACTCAAGCTAATTATTACGGTGTATTAGTGTATCTTGCCAGAAGAGAAAACGGAGCAATAGTTACTACACTGTTAATACGAGATATTGATTATATTGTCTCTGCAACTGAAAAAAGTTTAACAATTACTAAAACACTGGTAAACAATGATTCAATAACTATCAAAGAGTATAATCAAACATACGGTAGTTTTGTACCTAATACCCCAACTAAGTTAGGTTTATATCCAGCATTTGTGCCAGAAGTACTATATGATGCTACATATGTAACTCCAACTTATTTTATCAGAGGGCATGATGGTGCGTATACTAAATTATATGGTACATATGAAAACGGATTATTAAATGATTACCGTGATAGAGTTTTACTAGAATATGAAACTAGAATTTATAATAATCTTAAAATTAGTAGCAAGATTCCAATTGGATATGATGAAGTGGTACCGGGCCAATTTAGAGATATAGGTATTAATTTTCAACAATATAATCAAGTATACTCTACCCAATTTTTAAATTGGATAGGGTTAAATAGAATCGACTACGCAAAACACATATATAACTCTACCAATCCATTCACATATAATTATAAAAAATCTACATTCAATTTTAATAATACTACTGTTGAGCAGGGTAATTGGAGAGGAATATATTTGTGGTTATATGATACTAGTAATCCAGACACCATGCCATGGGAAATGTTAGGGTTACCTTCAAAGCCGCTTTGGTGGGAATCTAGATACGGAGTAACACCTTATACTAGCGACAACACATACATGTGGCAAGATATTGCTGATGGATATGTGTGGAATAACGGAGATCCATACACTGCCACAAACAGAGTAAGACCTCAACTATTAGATATATTACCAGTAGATTCTACAGGAAAACTACGTGACCCATTAGAATTTTTATTAAGTTCATACGACTCTAGTAAGTTTAGTGAAAATTGGACCTTTGGTGATGTTGGACCAGTTGAATATAGTTATTTAAAAAGTAGCACATGGCCATTTGACTTGATGCGATTAATTGCATTATTCAAACCTGCAAAATTCTTCTCATTATGTGTCGATGTTGACAAATATAATTTCAACACAGAGTTTAATCAATTCTTATATAATAATAGATATAGAGATAGCATTACCTCATTGGACGTATACGGTGACGGCGTAGCTGTACATAGCTATATCAATTGGATGGTAGACTATCTATACCAATTTGGTATCAATGGTAGTACTACTATTAAAACTCTTATTCAGAATTTAGATGTCCGTTTATCGTATAGACTTGCAGGCTTCACTGATAAAGATTTAGTTAATTTTTATGTTGAAAAGGGAAGCCCAAGTAGCAAAAATAACAGTTTATTAATTCCAGATGATAGTTATAGTATATTGCTATATGATAATCAACCAACTGACACTATTGTCTATAGTTCTATAATTATTCAAAAAACTGATAATGGATATAAAGTCTATGGTAACAGTCAAAATAAATTATATTTTACAACTCAGATACCTATCAATAACGGCGGGTATGATACTATCACTGTAAATAATATATCAGCTAAAGTGCCTAAGGCTTATTATACTAAGACAGTTGTTATTCCATACGGTGAAGAATTTCTAACAATTAATGCCTTGATGACCTTTATAAAGGGTCACGGTTTATATCTAACTAGTTTAGGTATGCAATTTGATGATATTGAAAATGGGTTAGAACTTAGCTGGAACCAGATGATAGCAGAAGTATTATATTGGGTACAGACTGGTTGGGAGTCAGGAAGTATTATTAACGTTAACCCATGTTCTAGAATTGTTCATATCAACAAAGAAAACTCAATCGTACAACCGTTGACTATACAACAAGAAAACTTTATATTAAATCAAAATTCAGTGCCTATCGCATTGAGTGATTTGTCAATTAGTAGACTAGAAACTGAATTCAAAATTAAAACATTGAATCAAGGTGATAGTATGAGTTTCTTTAGAGCCAATTTAAGCACCATTGAACATGTTGTCATATTTGATAATGACACCGTGTTTAATGATGTATTGTGTAATCTAATAACTGGTCTACGTCAACAACGTATATTTGTGCGCGGGACAAAAACTGCTGAATGGAATGGATTAGTTAATGCTGCAGGATTTATATTAAATCAAAATAACATTATTGAATGGCAGAAAAATGTAAAATATAATAAGGGCACGATTGTTCTGTACAAAAACACATACTACATGGCAAATAAAACTGTAGTATTACCTAGTACAACCTTTAATTATAATGATTGGCTAGAAACATCATATGATATGGTACAAAAAGGATTGTTACCAAATCCTAGCACCAGAGCATATGAAGCTACTCTATTCTATGATACAACTAATCCGAATTTAGAAAACGATGCTGACTTGTTAGCATTTAGTTTGATTGGCTATCGTCCTAGAAATTATCTTGCTAATGCTAACCTAGATGACGGCACTCAAGTTAACTTATATAAGAATATGATTAGTACTAAAGGTACAGTCGATAGCGTTACTAGATTACAGGGTATAAACTTACAACAAAATACACTTAATTATGATATACATGAAAACTGGGCGATCAAGAGTACAGAGTTTGGTGGATTATTAAATCAAAACTTTGTTGAAGTCACATTAGATGAAAGTCTATTGACTGGTAACCCTAGCATATTAAGTATTACTGATGGCAATAGTGTTGATGGTTCTCAGCAAGATATACCATTGTATAAGATTAAAAATTACGGAAGACCGGTATCTTCAAGTAATATTTTACCTACCACAACACAATATTATCAAGACAAACTACCTAGTGCTGGCTATGTAAATATTGATGATGTACTTGAACTTGGGTATACATTAAATGATTTAGCAGATGACGGTATAGCCAATCTGTATAAAAATGATTATATATGGGTAGCAAATAAAGATAATACTTGGCAAATATACACACCTGTTTCTACCAAAGCATTGGTTATATCTGCGGGTAATAATCTTAATGGTACGGTAACTATCACGTTTAATAAACCACATGGTTTGATATATAATCAGGCTATGGGCATCATTAACTTTGATACTAGAGTCAATGGTTATTACTTAGTGGAGAGTGTACCCAGTTTAACTACAATCACTATAACATTGACATTAGACCCTACTGTAACTACTATCAATGGTTCTGGATTGTCATACTTGTTGCAAAGTCAACGGGTAGTCACAGCAAGAGATATAGATGGTCTACCTTTATTGAATGCAGAATATGCTCAAAATAAAGTTTGGGTTGATAAAAATCAAAGTGGCGACTGGACTGTATACGAAAAGACAAACAATTACACATATAGTGAGATTCCTAAAATAGCATTGGATACTACTACATTTGGTAGTTCAGTGGCATATATACCCGATGTAGGATATTTCATCGGTGATCCGGGCGACGGAAAGTTATACCATTATGATATAAGCCCAAATGGAGCATTCTATATACGCAATAGTATATCATATCCGGAAAGTGAATACGGTACAACAATTGTAAGAAGCAATGATATATTAGTAGTATCTAGACCCGATGCGTTGTTTAGCCAAATCTATATCTATAGAATACCACAAACAACTAACATTAATAGTATAATTTTACAACAAGTAGTTAGTATTGTGGGTGGTAGAGTTGGAGAATCAATGGCTATCTCAGGTGATAGCAACCTATTATATTTGGGCGCCGGCGATGTTAACGCGGTAGTGGTCTTTCAACGTAGTAAGGAATACACTTATACCAGTGCAGGCATTTCCTTATCAACTGCTACAGTAGTAGGGACTACGTATTTTAAATGTTCCGGCGACGTATTATCATACATTTTAGAAGGTCAACAAATTAACTATATTGTTAATTATGCTTCATTGGGTGTAACTACCCAAGCTACAGTATCTGGTGGCGAATACAGTTTTAGAGTGTCAGGTGATCAACGTGCATTATTGGCGGCGGGAGATAAAGTAAGTTTCTATAACACAGGTGCTGCCAGCACAGACTTGTATACTATTGCAACAGAATCATATGATTCAGGCACAAATCGTACTACATTCTATACAGTTGAAATGGTTCGTGTTGGAGTTACAATACCAGTCGGAACCACAATCTATAAAATCACATTCAGTGATGATTCATTGCACACGGTAGTTACTGGAATATATGATAGTGTTGAAGATGAAACTACTTTCTACACAAATGAGAAAGTAAAATATACTACCGCATCCGGATCATACATTTATCTAGCAAGTGTAGATTATCAACTAGTTGGAATAATTGAAAATGCGTTCAGTGAAGAGGGTGATAAATTTGGATACAGTCTTGCTACTAACTATGATGGTAGCAAATTGAGTGTTGGTGCTCCTTATAAAGACTATAGCCCGACGTTGTTGAATACTGGAACTGTTTATGTTTATGACAGATTGGTTGAGAATTTTGAAATACAATATGATCAAAGTCCATATCAACCGTTATTAATACTATTAGCATTCACCCCGGACAACCCGAGTACATTTG